GATCATGTTGTGGATATCTTTGAGAGAAGGCTGTTCCATCGTATTCAAGATCGAAAGGTGTCAGAATATAGATGCCAGTATAAAATAGGTGATTATTATGTCCAATATCTTATTGATGGTTGGTTGATTGTAGAGATCGATAGCCCTGATGATCGACATAAAATTCAACACCTTAGATCGTTAGGATATAGGTTTTTAAATATTCCAAAATGGATACTTGAAATTTCAGTTGATGCCGTTATTGATGAAATACTCGAGAGGTTATAAAAATGGTAAGTATTGGTAAGTATTTCCTGATCGTTTCAATTAGTTTTATTTTTGGCTATATCATGAACGCACTTTTAACTAAAAGCCGTAATGATCAATGGATGTTTGATGTTATGAACTATTATCAGGATCTATTAGAGGATAAAGAAATGGATGAAGAAAGGAAGGGTGAAGGCTATTTCGTTTGTTTAAAGTGTGGCCAGGAGATTTATCAAGAGGATATTGGTGATATTATATCCGGTAATTATAGTTTAGAATCCTTTAAAGATGATACGATGGTTTTAAAAACGGATTCAACTGTTCTTTGTAAAGATTGTTGTGAGGATTAAATGACTTTAATAGTTCATGTGAATCAGGACATCAACTGCCCTGTTTGCGGCCAACCTGGGGCTATATTAGCGCGTCAGACAAGCGAAAAGAGAGAATATGGTGCGTGTCTTAAATGTATTGAAAGGAGATTAAGAATGATTATAGGCGAACAAACCATGACGAGGGTTGCCCAGGATATTACAAACTGGCTCCACAACGAAACGAGCAATATTGATGTTGCTTATCAAGAGGCCGGTAATGACCTTAATATTGCTATATCGGTTAAATTTAATACTGATAAGTATGGAAAACACAGATTTAAGGCAAGGGGTAAATTTTCCACCGGCCATATTGTTTTTGAAAGTGATGGTGATGTTAATGAGGCCCAACAACAGCTACCCGGGATGGATTAATGATAACCAGGCGCACATTCCTTAAACGATTAAGCCAAACAACGATCCTGGCCATGGCAAGCCCTACAGCCCTGGCAGAGCTTGTTAAGGCTACCGCACCGGTTGAAGATGTTTTAGGGCCGGTGTTAAATCATATTAAAAACTCTCAATTTAATCAAAAGGCCTTTCCAGATCTTTATCTAACCTTACCGGCCAGGGAATATGATCGACTCGAGGCCAAGATAGCGGCCCAGGCCAGATTTACGCACAAAACTCTGGCTGATCGAGGTTATGATAATTTAATAATCAAGGGAATTCCGATTGTGAGGAAAAATGAGTAATCGAACAGATATTTGTGAAACGTGCCGGTATAGTGAAGAACCACCGTTTGACAGGGAAATAGACGAGGAATTGAAAAGTAGCCCATTTTATAGCGGTGTTGAATGTAAGCATGGGCCTCTACCATATTGGAAGAAACGGCAAGATTGGTGCCATCAATGGGCCAGGAAGCTAACCCAGGAAGTGATAAAAGAGGTATTGAAAGAGGATGGTAAGCAAATATCGGAGGTTCAATTTAGAAGAAGGGTTTTGAAGTATATAGATGCTTTAGAAACAGAACATAATAAATGGTACACCCAAGCCGAACTCGAAAAAAATAATCCAAGTTGTAATGAAATCAAACAAGCTCAATATAAAGGGATGGCTACAGGATTGGGAATTGCAACTAAGTCTTTTGCGGAGATATTAGAAGATGATAATTCTAAGTGACTAAAATAAACGATCTGGGAAGCCAACCTCATAAACTCAACACGCGTGAGGCTATGGATTGATAACCCGGCTTCCCATAAGGCCTTGGCTAACGCCTTTATCCCCTGGGAATTGTCGCTTTCGAAGTTATGAGGTTCGGGGTCACAGCGCGACAGGTTGCAGGGGAAGGCTTTATATTTAAAAACTTGGGTGGCCCCGGAATAGATCCGGCAGGGCTTATTATCGGAAGGCTCTGTAGGCCACCCTTTAACAAAGGAGGATCTATGAAGATTATTCAAGAACCATTAGAACTCTATCCATCAACTGATAATGATGGGAAGTATCCAGAGGAATTACGAGGTAATATCTTTAATATCGGCGGCATTGACCAATCTCATTACATTACAAAGGATGGTACATCTATTTGGAGTATTCACCAGGAAGTAATAGACAATATCAAAGATATGGCCAAGACAATCGAGGAACTTATAAAAGAAATCCAAGTTAATGTGCCGGAAACAAAAGAAGATCCAATCCCTTTTGTTCCGTTTGAACTTCCCAAGGATGAAGAAAAGCGGAAACCAAAGATCGATGATGTTGTTTCGCTTGCAGAGCTTTTTGGAGTCGATGGTCTTGTTAGGTTGAGAGATCAAGGGATAATCTAATGGTTTGTGATTCGATCATGGAATGTCCTGGGTGGAAGGACAGTTGGAATACTCTTGATGGAGTTATTAAAGATCATTGTATGGGTTTGTTTTTCAGGGGTATTCATAAACTTGCTATCGATCCCTTTATATATTGCCCCTGGTGCGGCAAGGAACTTGATTGGATTAATTGGGAAAGGCTGAAAGGTGGTGATTGAATGGAATATAAACGTAAATCATATATTGATCGGCGCAAGAACCGGCTCGACAGAAGAAACAGGGGCCTTTGGCACAAGATCTATTATATTCCTGTGGCTATAGTGTTTGCCATTCTTCAAAGAAGGAGATCCGGCCAGGAACGGCGCAAGCCTGGTGAACGCAGGGCCGATTGGATCAGGATAAGCCCCTGGGTATCAAGCTATTGTCCGTGTCCTGGCTCAATATGGATCACTAACGCAACGATATGAATAAGATCGATCTCGACAGAATAACGATGGAGCATTGGGCAAAACATGGTGTGCCTCATGAGTTTTGGCACCAAATGAGAGAAGTCGAAAGGAGAATGATTATGCCAACAAATTTAGGTGGATGTGAGGCAAAAACAGACAGAAAACCAAGGCACCATGAAATACTGGATGCATACCGTAATTTACAGGATTCTATTCATATTCTACGAGTCTTGTATGATCGAATTGTTGAAACTCCCCCAGAGCCACCGGCAGATCGGCCAGAAGAAGTTACGCCGGTTCCACCGTCTTTAGCGCAACTTCTATCGGATCTTCCGAAAATGCTTATATCAGAATCCAAGAAGGTGCGGCTATATACTGACCAGATTCGCGACAATATCTTTTAACCTTAATAAAGGAGTGAATTATGTATAAACTTATTGTGAGAAAAGTTGCAAGTGGATGGCATTGGCGATATTATTATCGCGACATTATGTTGGCTCGATCCAACAGGGGCTTTGGTGATCCATACCGAGCCAAGAAAGCCTTTGCGAACTTTGCACGATCATTGAGTGTCCATCCTCATAAGGTTGTGGTTGAGAGGCCCAAATGAGTAGGGCAAAGTGTAAAGGGTGTGGTTCCGATATCGAATGGGTGAAGATGCGAACCGGCGGCATGATGCCGATAGATCCCAAACCGCTTAAAGTTGTGGTTGTTCGAAGGGAACTACATTCAGACGAGCCGCCAGGATCTTTGATTACGGCCTATACTCCCCATTGGGCCACTTGTCCAGATGCAAAGAGCTTTAAGAAGAAGCCGGATGCACCCAAATGATTCAACCAAAGAACCTGATAACAAAATTGCCACCACCGACAGAGGCCGATGTAAAGCGAGAGATCCGCGCTTTGCTTAAAACTATCGGTGCGTGGCACTATGTTCAAGTACAAGGCATGGGATCTTTCCATGGGATATCAGATCTTATTGGTATCTGGAAAGGCCGTTTCATGGCCATTGAGGTAAAGGCCCCAGGAAAGAAACCTAATCCTAACAGGAACCCACCAACAAAACAGCAAGAGTTTATAGCTGATGTGATAGCAAATAAAGGCATTGTCTTTTTCGCTGATTGTATTGACGATGTTATCATAGGATTAAATCTCGAGGATCGCTTTAAATATGGGAGGTTATTTAAATAATGAGTAACGGCTATATTCCTGGGGGTATGGGTAAGCAGATTAATTGCCCGAGTTGTAAAGATGTTAATGATAAGCCGGTAAACATATGGTTCAGAACAGCACCTTTGGCTGTTATTAGTGCTGTTATGAGTAAATCCGGCAAGAGAGAAACGATCTCTTACGAAGTATGGCGTTGTCTGTCTTGTGGCCACGTTCTAACCGAGAACGATATCGATGTGATTGAGCTTACACCAAAGGGAATAAAGAGGATGGGAAAAGATGAAATCAAACCAAACTAAAGAGGAATTATGCCTTAAATGCATGGAATGTTGCAAAGCCATGACGTTTCCGTTTACAATCAGCAATACCCCGGGCGTTCTAAATCGAGTAACTCAATTCTTCTTGGTTCGAGGGTGCAGAGTTATTCATGACGGAAGGCTTGTCTATGTGAAGGTGCCTTATCCATGCCCTCATTTATCTGATAAAGGTTGCCTGATCTATGAGGCGAGGCCAGAGGCCTGTAGAATCTATAATGGCCAGAAAGATCCAGGGATGGAAGGTAAGTGCTTATGGAAGGAATTAGACGATGTTTAGCACTATACCTGTATATGTCAATGGCCCAGATCATTGGATATGCGCTAAATGCCAGAGCCAAATTGCAGAGATTAAGGATATTTACACCCTGGATATAGCAGAAGCATGGCATAACACCTGTCAAGCCTATCCAGATATAGTAATAATAATCGTCTGTATGGCCTGTAAGAGAGCCGAATCATGATAACTAATCCATATTTAAGGAAGATCCATAAAGAATCCGGCAGGCGCGAGATAACTTCAACAATGGTGGCCCAGGCCGATGAGAAAACCATGCTCGAGGAACGCTTGAAACCGCTTTATCATTATCCAGACCTTGCCTATTGGCGTTGTCCTTCTTGCGGTCGTATTCTTTCCTGGGAGCAAATAAGCTCTTGTCAGCCGGATCTCTATTGCCGGTGCCAGATGCCAAAGTTTATGGTTATAATGCAACCATGGGGGAATGAATCAGGATTAAAGGTGATTGATGCCAAAGAATGATCACATAGAAGGATGGCAGGCAATAGCCGATTTGTTTGGGTTATCTGAGAAAACTATGAGAAACCGAAAACAGGAACTTATAGATGCAGGCGCTATTATATTTATGTGGAAAGGATCGCCACCGAATAGAACCTACGTTGTTCGAGCCAAGAAGGACAAGCTGTGGGCCTGGGCCTCTGATAAGGCCAAGAAAGGAGAGCCGATCTAATGAACTTTGGAGAATACGGCAACCACCCATTATTTAAAGAGCTTACCAAAATGAACAATAGTGACGCTACCAGGGCCAAGTATGCATTATTAAGAGCTTTTCGTAGTGCCAAGTTGTATTGGGTTTTTATCGATGGCAAACCAAATCTTTACGAGATTGCCAAAACAAATCAAACGGATTTATTGAGGTTGAAAGGTATAGGCCCGAAAACTCTTTTGGTTATCGGTAAGGCCCTTGAAAACCTTGATGTTATTCCGAATGGTGAAGAATGGGCCAAGATCAAAGGAGCTAAAAAGGATTATAACGTGAGCCTTAGATCCTTAAATAAGAAACTTGATAGAATACTGGACATTCTTACCCCAGAAAGGAAACCGGACAAATGAGCGAAAGAGAGCCAGGATTAGATTCAACCGGCCTATTCCCAGGAAAAGAGGAGGAATTTAAAGAAGGCTATGATTTTACTGAAATAGTCAAGTATCTCAAATCGATAGACGAAACAATGAAAGCCATGTTTGTCCTTCAAGGTGGGATAATAGACTAAAACTAACGCTAATTATCGATAGATGAATTTTACCGCCCTCTGAATACCGCCCCTGAGTACCGCCCCTGAGTGCCGCCCTTCAATGCCGTTTGACAGCCAAAAACCCACCAAATACTATATCGTGTATATATTTTCCGAGTTATAACTATATGATGGTGAAATGAAGAAACTCACCGACAAAAAGCGAAACTATGTAAACAATCTTACTAAAGGTATGCCCCAGAAAGAGGCTTATATTAAAGCCGGATATAAGGCCAGGGGCAAAGCCGCAGAAGCACACGCATCAAGGCTATATGCTCAACCGGACATCCAGGCCGAGCTTAAAAAGCGAAGGAATGGCGCGGCTGAAAGGGCCGAGGTTAGCAAGGCCAGGGTATTAGATGAATATGCTAAGATTGCATTTCTCAATCCCCAGGACTTCTATGATGATACCGGAAAGCTGAAAGAGATCCATGAACTTGATCCTGATGTAGCCGCCGCATTTGGCGGTATGGATGTTATTCGAAAGTATTACAAGCATGGTTCGTATGACATTGTTAAAAAGATCAAGTTTATCGATAAGAAAGGGGCCTTGGATTCATTGGCCCGACATTTGGGATTATTCAATGACAAGGTAAATGTAGGATTTGAGGCAGAGGTGATAAGTGCCATCCTTACAGGACTACCCGAAGAATTACGCGAATCAGTTATCAAGCGACTTAAACGGCTTATTTCACTCGAAATCGATTAGGCAGGCAATAGAAGGTATTGAACCGCCGAGCAAGCCGTTCTTTAAGTGGGTTGAAGATATTACCCTTGATGGTAAGCCCTTCCACTATAACCGCCACGAATACCTGATAGATCCCTATCAAGACGACCATCCATATCAAGTCGAGATCAAGGCAACTCAACTTGGATTAACATCTAAGGCCATGCTCCGTGTTATGTATGGCGCCAGGTACGGCGCATATCGAGGTATTCTGTATTTATTCCCGAGCAAATCCGATGTTACCGATTTCAGTAAGAGCCGGATCGATCCATTGATCGAGGAAAATCCCGACACAATAGCCAAGTGGATCAAAAGAACCTCAAAAGATGCTGATGCCGCGAACATTAAAAGGATCTGGGATTCGTTCTTGTATCTAAGAGGTATGAAATCCAGGGTGGGCCTAAAATCGGTACCGGCTGATATGATCGTATTTGACGAACTTGACGAAGCTCCACAAAATGCGGTGGATATGGCTATGGAGCGTATGGCCCATAGTGATTTCAAGCACGTTCTGATGTTATCGAACCCCACTTTGCCCGATTATGGTATTGATAAACAGTTTCAAAATACAGATCAACACTTCTGGCTGTTAAAATGCAAGAAATGTAATCGATACACTAACCTTGTTGATACATTTCCAGAGTGTTTGGTGCCGATCAATGGCAAGGTTATCCGCGCTTGTGTTAAATGTGGAGCCGAGTTAGATCCGGCCAGGGGCGAATGGATACCCAAAAAGCCAAGCGTAACAGAAAAGCGAGGCTATCAGTACTCCCAACTCTATTCCCATTATGTAAGCCCTCTCGAGATCTTAACCAAATTTCATGAAACCGACAATCTGACTGATTTCTATAACCTTAAAATCGGTATTGCCTATGTTGAAGCCGAGAACCGGCTGAACATTCCCCAGGTTCTAAAGCTATCCGCAGACTATGGAAACCAGGCAAGCGATCCCGGGCCATGCTCCATGGGTGTTGATCAAGGCAAGGACATTCATGTTGTCATAGGCAAGAGAAACGGACAGATGGCCGGTAAGATCGTTCACCTGGGGATCTATAAGGACTTTGAGGAACTTGATGCCCTGATGAAGAACTTTAACGTTGCCAGGTGCATTATTGATGCTTTGCCGGAAACGAGGAAGGCCCGGGAATTAGCGGATAGATTCAAGGGCAAGGTTTGGTTGAGCTACTACAACAAGCATCAAAAGGGCAATTACTCATGGAACGAATTAGAGTTTATCGTTCAATCGAACAGAACTGAATCCCTGGATGCAAGCCATAGAGAGATATTGAACGAGGATATCATCTTACCCAGGCATGATGCAGGGTCTAAGAACTGTATTGTTTATAATTTCGCTGAACACATGGCCAATATTGCCAAGAAGTTAGTTGAGGAAGAAGTTGCCGATCAGAAAGGTATCAAACATAAGACCGGCTCTAAACGATATATCTATGTCAAATTAGGCCCGGATCATTTCAGACACGCTTATAACTATGAGGCTATGGCCCGACAATTCGGTGCCAAATCCCTCTTTGATGATTGTTATGATTAAGGAGAGCTTGTGAACCCAGAGAACCCGATCAATGATGGCCTGGTGGAACCGATAGGAAGGAAGAAACCCCAAAAGTCTATCAAGATGGACAAGTCAAAGAAAAAATGGTGTTCACCCTTTAATATGAGATTTGTGAAAGAGTTGGGTAGAATATTTGACAACGTAGAGCCGGTAAAGATCGGCAAGCATAATCCTATGAAGGATATGGGTGGATCTTTTGACAAGGCCCAGGCCAAGAAGAAGCGAAAGCGCAAGATCGCTTATCAATCAAGGCGCATTAACCGAATGAGGGCGGCATGACAGAAGAACAATTCAAACAGTTGATAGACAGAATGAACGCCATTGAAGCGGCACTCTTTAACCTGGAAAACAAAGATAAGGTTAGAATCGCTCTGAATTATGGTGTCGATGCTCCAATATATTGTCAGCATCTAAACTCTGAGTACAATTCAGCCGGATGGTATTGTCTGGATTGTGGGGAAAGCGCGCCTGTTTTTATTGAATATCCCCAAACAGGAGAATCAAATTGCAAGCCTCTGTAATAGAGCGCGTATCTGTTGATGGGCCGATAGTTACCCAGGCCGAAAAGGATTGGGCCTATGTTAAGGACAAGCATAAACCCATTAGAAAGGCGGTAAGGTATTTCAAGCACAAGGAAACCGGCAAAGAATATCTTTGGATCGTAGGCGCGTTTCAAGCCTCTGGATTCAATCTTCCTGGCTATGCTTGCATAGCGGCCATAGATCGACAGAAACAGCCCAAGTATGGTCAGCGATTGGTAAGGGTTTTAGAGGAACACGAAGCCGCCGACACTAAACAACTAATGCGTATTTGTTACGGCCTAAACAAGAAATATCATGCTTTACCGGTAATGGATCGCATTTGGTACTCCGAGCTTGATCAAGCATCTGACAGGCTTGTTTTTAAGGCAATAAGGGCCACCGGCAAAGATCTATACAGTTTTTGCCCTGTATCTGGCCCTCATAGCTCTTTGGATAAATCTCAGATGTGGGAAACCTATTTGAAGATCCTTAGAAACCATGGAAAGTTTCTGGATCGCTCAAATGCGCCCAGGTTAAAATCTCACATGGCAAATGGCCCGAGGAACCTTAGAGAAGTCAGAAGGTTCACACCACAAGACAATCCGGCCCTGGCCGCTATCGCTGTAGCTGTAAGCGTATTGGTTGACGATAACAAGGCTTGGTATTGGGATGTCGAGGGAAACGTTTTTAATTTGGAGGATTAACAATGTCAGACAAAAGTGTAACAATCGCTGAAAGAGCTTTGTTCGATGCCGTGGCTTTAATTAAAAGTGGAACCGCCACAGCAAATGTTGATCTATCCCAATCAACCGGTAAATGCAAACTGCAATATGCGATTACCGGAACCGGAACCTTAAAGATCGAAGTCGAAGAAAGCATCAATGGCACATATATTACAAAATCCCCAGAACTGGGAACAACCTTAACAGGATCAGGAGTTATCACTTATGATGCCGCAGGCCTGCCACTTGTAAGGTTTAAAATCACAGAAGATGGTGGTGTTAATCCCATAGGCGTTACTCTATGGCTATCTGCAATTTAAACGGAGGATTACCATGAAGAAGAATATTGATATAATTGTTACCAATTTATTTACTACCGAAGCCCTGGGGATCTCCGGTACCGCTACATCAGATACGATAGATCTGTCCGTTTCCGGTGGTGGTTGTCGATTTCAATATGCCATTACCGGATCAGGCACCGTTAAGGTCGAGGCTCTCGAATCGGTGGATGGTACAAACTTTATCGTAAACGGTACTCCGATAGGCTCTACATTAAACGGATCAGGGTTCTTAACATACGATGCCGCAGGGATACCCTATGTTAAATTCAAGATCACCGAGGATGGTGCGTCTGATACGGCAACCGTAACTTTAGATGTAGCAACGAGTTAATAACTAACAATCATTAAAAAGGAGAAAAGATCATGGCTAAAGATTTCAGTATGGAAAGGATTGCTGTTGAAATGGGGGGAGATCCTTCAATTCCCTCTAATTATGCCAGGAAAGAGTATATCCATGGCGAGATCGCGGATATCAGCACCGGCGAACAACTGGATTTTCTCAACAAGGTTGTTGGAAGAATCACCAAGTTTACAAGTTATCTTGAAGGCACAGTTACCGGAGCCGATGCAGAGGTTAAGCTCCAAATTGGTGGCGTTGATGTTACAGGCGGCGCTTTGGTGATTGCCTATAGTGGGTCAGTTGCCGGAACTATTGACGAAGTTGAACCGACAGCCCTTAATGTTCTGGCCGAGAACGATCTGATTAGCGTTATTGGCGATGGAGGCAGTACGGATGCTCAACAGTTGTGGTTCAGCATTGAGATAACCAAGTCGGAAGATTAACCGAAAGGAACGCTATGAACCCATGGCTTTTGTTGGCCGCTTTCGGTGCCGGTGTTGGATCTACGCTTTTAGGCTCACTTATCACAGGCCTGCTTGTCATAAAGACGAAGTATGCCGGTGAACGAGTGTTCACTAAAGAGCCGAAACACGGTGGCGAAGCATTTAATGTTGATGAAGATTTCATAGAGGATGAGATTGAACCCACAGAGCATCCAGAGGTTATCGAAGAAGCTAACCGGGCATTTGTTGATCAGTTTAACGCCGATCAAATGATTAGAGATCTTCAAGAAAAAGAAAGGATCGAAAAAGAGGCCGAAGATTTGGCCGATCAACATGAGGTATTAGACAATGCCACTTGATATTATTTGTATGGGTAATTGTGGGGAAATCTATTACGAAACCAATGATAAAGACGGATTTAATCAGTTTAAAACAGGGGTTAAAAGCGATTTTGTAAGAAAGTATGATCCCGACAAGATGGCAAACGCCGCCATGATCCGGCTTAAAGAAGAATTCGTTGGGAGTATTGATGATATCCCTCATGATGTTGATTTGTTGAGTGAAGGGATTGGCCCTTGTACTTGTGGAAATCCGTTTTCGAATGATGATTTTAACTTCATAACCAGGCCCCAGGAGATCGATGAAGCTGTCGATGAAGATATACCAGAGGAAGAACTTGTATGCCATGGTTGCGGAATGGATCATTTTAAAACACCCAGGGGCTTAAAAGTCCATCAGGACAAGTATTGTAAGGCCAAGCATCTAAAGAAAACTGCCGCATAATAGGTGAATTTTATGACAGTTGATATAACAAAATACAATCTGGCGAATCTTCCACCGGCAAGCGACAAAGATGCCGTTGGTAAGTTTGCACAAAAACTCTATGACGAGGCCGTAAATGAAAAGAAACGCCAGAAGATCCCCGAAAAGCTCACCTATTCCTATACGATGTATAGGGGTGATCATTGGCAACGAGCCAAAATGTCAAAGAAGAACAAGTCAAAGATCACCATTAATCTCTTTTTCAGCAACGTAAACAGAACGGTAAGCAATATTACAGCCAGAAGGCCGGTAGCCGAGGTTGTGGATCTCCAAAAGGCCGGTGATAACCTGGCTAACCTGTTTACGGCCAGGTTAAAGAAATGGTGGAAAGATACAAAACAGCAAGGGAAATTGAAACGATCAGCCCTGCAAATGGAGAAATACGGCATTACCGTTGAACACGCTCTATGGCACAAAAAGAAAAGGTTTTGTGAAATCGAGGTCTGCAATCCGTTTTCGGTCTTTCCGGCCCCTGGTAATTGGGAGAACTTTGACGAGAAATGCCCTTATTTCTGTTACGCCTATGCACAGCCGGTTGAAATCGTTGAAAAGGAAAATAACCTGGAACCTAATGAGGTAAAGGTAGATGCGGTTTATTCCACGTTGGGGGAATACCGAGAGAACAAACGGCCCCAGGGATACAGCCAAGCCTTTCCTCATGCCCCAGAGTCCGGCAACTATGAAGATAGAACGATGCATCCTGTATCCGGTGATGAACGATATACGACCAAGCGCGCCTTAGTGGTTTGGTTGTGGATTAGGGATAAATACACGAAGGACAAGGATGGCAACAAGAAATATCCCGATGATATTAGGGTGATCAAGTTTACCAATAAGGGCGATCTGGTTTTAGACGATGATCGGAACCCTGGCGTTCATTGGAACTTGAAGGGTGATGGCGAAGAAGGTGAAAAAGAAACCCTTGATGTTGTCAATAAAACTCATGCATGGGGCCGGTTTCCGTTCTATAAGGTCAATAGCTACCTGGATACCACTACCCATTGGGGATTTAGCGCATTAGATCAGGTTGGAGATCTCAACAAGAAGGTTGACGAGATCATGAGCCGGATACTTGCATGGATAATGCGCGTCATGTTCCCGACTTTGGTTATTGCCAAGGAAACCGGTATTCGAAGGGAACAAATAAACAGCCGACCAAATTTAATCTTAATGCCGGAAAAGGTAGAACACGTTGCCGGTATTAAATATGTAGAGGTTCCCAACTTACCCTCTAACTTCATGGATGTTCTTCAACTTGTCTTAAATTTCTTTGATAGAATTTATCAGATCGAGGATGCAGACAGAGGGATCGCGCCTAAAGGCGTTATTGCGGCTTCTGCTATTGTGGCTCTACAAGAACGAAATGCCGTTCTAATGGCCGAAAAGATAACCTCTGTTGATGAATTGGTGGAGAACAGGGGCAAATGGGCTATGTCTTATGAGCAAAACTTTGGCAAAAAGCAAACGGTTGAGATTGACGGTGAAACCGAATCGTTTAGGGCAACGGATTTTACAGGCCGAGAGCTATCTTATGTAGTTGAATCCGGCTCCACTATGCCGAAAACGAGTTTGCAGATCGAGGAACAGGCCAAGGATCTTTATGATAAGGGCGTAATTGACCGAAGGGCCTTACTCGAAGTGCTGAACTTCCCGAACTGGCAGAAGATTATTGAACGCGCCGGAGAGGGCCAAGTTGACCAGGCTCTACAGATCTTAATTGATGCCGGATTGCCGGAAGAACAGGCCATGGCTCTTAAAGAATTCGTTATGCAACCGGAACAAGGCCCGGGTGACACTAAGAAACAGGCCGGAAGTGGGCCACAACCGGCAGGCAAGCCGATGGCGGCCAGGGGTAAAACTCCACCGGCCCAGGTAACTCAACATCCGTCTGTTAAGAGAACAGCATAATGCCCTTTAAGACCATCAAGATCCACGGAAGCATTACGCTTTCAGAAGTTATCAAGGGCGAAGGTTGGGGAGCCAACAAACTGATTTATTACGGTGGGGTAAGGATCACCGACAAACTTAAACTCTGGCTTGATTGGGATGTGATAATAGATCCCAATCATATCATTGATAAAACCTGTTTTGTTGGAAGCGGCAAGGGAAAGAATATTGTCAAGATACTTGTCTATCGAGAAGCGTTTGAAATAAAGGAAGAATATGCCACTTTATGATTTTGAGTGTATCGAATGTAATCACGTTCAAGAGAAAATCTACAAGACTGATGATTGCCCCGATATGATACCGTGTTCGAATTGTAAAGTAATTTCAGAGATAAATGGCCATAACATTTCCATAGCCAAGAAGATCATTGCTCATGGCCATGGTGGTATTCAGACAGACAACCCATCTTGGATTAATGATGAAGTTAGAGGAAGTCTGCAAGATGAAAGCGAAAGGCCCATAGAAACAAGAAAAGATTTGGATGCCGCCCTCAAAAGGAGAGGCGCGGAGCCGATTGAAACAAGCCATACAGGTTTAAGGATGATTTAAAGGGGGATGAACAATGCCATTATTGGAAAACATTAAGAAATTCAAGAAGAAAGCTGTTGATCTGTATGATACAGGCGAGGC